TTAAACATGACGATCAAGACTGTGAACATCCACTAGCACCAACACATTGGATGCCATTACCTTGTAGGGACAAACCTCAATGAAACAGGAACTACTCTACGACCTCCTCAACCGAGCCCTAACCGAGGAACTCGGTCTTGTCGTGACTACCAACAATCCTAAGGCGTTGACTTGTAACCTACATGAACTTACGAAAGGTATTCAGAAATATGCGCCGCTTATTCTAACCATTCCATCAACCTTGGAAACGGTTATGATCGTAAAGCGAACAGTGGAGCTAGATGAAACAGGAGAGGATCACAATGTTACCTGAATCTTTAGCAACTATACCGAATATCCCTTGGCAAAGCCAGACTATCGAACAATTAAAAGCTGAGCGTGATTATTGGAATTCGAAAATTAAATCTGCTGATGAATGGTGGGAAAGTGTTGGTGAAGCTATAAAGTTTCGTGACGCTTGCACTCGTGAAATTCAACGAAGGGAGCTAGATGAAGATGTCTGATATAACAATCACTCAAAAAGAGTATAATGATCTCAAGCGCGCAAAGTTGTTTCTTGAAGCTCTTGAAGATAGTGGTGTAGATAATTGGGAATGGTATAGTGATGCGTATTGTGAGTTTTTAAAGACCGCCAAAGTAGACGGTCTGCTCTCTAAAGAAGAACTTAAAGACATGGAAGACTACAATGGCCAATGACCTTGACGAACTAATGTCTCGCGATCCAATGTCCCTATCCGCCCAAGACATCGACGCAATTATCGCCTATCATCGGAATCAACGCGCACGGAAAGCCTCAGGCGAAAAACCCGTTCGGACTTCCTCTGCGAACGTAGACATATCTGCAATCACGAAAAAGATTGTTAAAGAATCCAAGCCAGCGGTTGTTTGTGATAGGAGAGGGTGATGGTTGACGAATCCTTACTCATGATCGGAACCATCTCCCCATTCCTTCCCGGAACCCAAATCCAGTTCGCCTGGGACAGCACATCAATCGGCTATCTAAAGACCTGCCCCAGACTCTACCAATATACCATGCTTGAAGGCTGGTCGCCAAAGTCCGAATCCATCCATCTCGCCTTTGGCACTGCTTATCATTCCGCCCTTGAATCCTACGCTCGATCCCGTGCCAATGGAGTCTCCCATGAAGATTCGATTCACGATGTCATCGCAGAAATTCTGCGGACAACGGCTGATTGGGTTATGGATCTATCTACCAAAGCTGGGAAATACAAAAATCGTGCGACTCTCATTAGCCTTGTATTGGACTATCTTGACTATTTCGTTGACGACCCAACCGAAACCTATATAATGTCCGACGGTCGACCGGCGGTGGAATTGAGTTTTCGGTTTGAGCTTGATTGGGGGCCGGAAGGTTATCAGGTAATTGAACCATATGGTATGGGCCAACCCTACATCCTCTGTGGCCATCTTGATCGAGTCGTAACCTTCAACGATCAACTCTTCGTCATGGATCATAAAACCACCACTTCCGCCCCCGGAGATTATTACTTCAACCAATATGAACCTAATAATCAAATGACTCTTTATACCCTCGCCGGGCAAGTAGTCCTCAATGCCCCAATCCGCGGAGTTATAATCTCGGCCGCACAGATCCTTCTCGAAAAAGAACATCGGTTCGTTCGAGGTTTCACCTATCGGACTCAAGACCAACTCGATGAATGGCTACTAGACCTTCATCTGCATTTGAATTCCGCCGAAGCCTTCGCCGAAGCTGGATATTGGCCGATGAACGACACCGCTTGTGATAAATTCGGCGGATGTAAATTCCGTGGGGTATGTTCGAAGTCCCCGGAAGTCCGTGAGATGTTTCTGAAAGCGGATTTTGTTAAACTTGAACTCGATCAGCGTTGGAACCCTTTAGCTAGCCGATGACTGAACCCCTCCCCTCCTGGCAACGTTGGCCGCCAAACTGCTGTGAAACCTGCATCCACTGGCAACGCCGAACCGAATACATCGGAGAATGTTCAACATTAGACTCTCTCAACGCTATGACCGAAACTGACTCTCGGTTTCGTTGCCAAGACTTTGAAAGAAAACCAGATGCCAAGCTTAACCAACCATCAATCTAACTCCTATACGAAGTTGCTGTTACTTGGTGATAGCAAATCAGGTAAAACCGGCTCGCTAGTCTCCCTAGTCAAGGCCGGTTACAAACTCCGAATCCTCGATCTCGACAATCTTCTCGACATTCTAAAATACAAATGCCTCGAAGAATGTCCTGAATCCCTCGATAACGTTGAATTTCGCACTATCCGCGATGAATACAAAGCCGGTCCAGCAGGTTCCATCATCGATGGCAAACCCAAGGCTTGGATTTCCATCATCAAAATGCTCGACAACTGGAAATACGACGGTGTAGATTTTGGTAAGCCTGCCTTATGGGGGCCTGATACCATATTGGTGGTCGATAGCCTATCTCGACTCTGCGATGCGGCTTACGATTTTCATAAGTCCATTATCCCTACGGGAAAGAGTGGAGACTACGATGGAAGAGCTGTATATGGGAACGCTCAAAATGACGTGGAGAAGGTCTTGGCCATGCTTACCGGCTCTTCTTTTGGCGTGAATCTAATCGTCATTGCTCATGGAACTTACATCGATCTTCCTGATGGAACCACGAAAATCTTTCCGCAAGGCGTGGGCCAAAAACTTTCCCCGAAGATCCCTCAATACTTTCCGAATTATGTTCGTTACAAAAACAGTGCTGGCAAACGCGTTATCGAACTCAACTCTTCCTCAATGATTGACCTAGCCAATACCCGACCCGACGCTTTCAAGGAAAAAATCCTTCCGATTGAAACTGGGTTGGCAGAATTCTTCGCGGCGTTAAGAGGGGACGCGCCGATGAAGATCGTTGAACGTCCCAAGACTCTAACTTTGAAAAGGGTGTAATCATGGAAGATCGTGTGCCTACGTATGGTGAGAAGGCTGTTGGCAAATCATTCAATCCATCAGCAAATGGTGATGTAGATAAGCTAAAGGAAGCTTATGCTGCTATCATTGACATCATGAACGATTTTCGCCAAGGGTATATAACTCGTGGTGGTAATCCTGAAATGGTTCGCCTCTGTTCTATCGCCATAACCGAAGCTCAAACCGCTCAAATGTGGGCGGTTAAGGCAGTTACTTGGAGAAACTAAATGAACGACTACAAATCATTTCCACCAACTAACCAAATCTCCATAGACAGCATCGTTCAATACCGATGCGCCTTCGGATCAATCCCACACCCAACCAAAACTCTGAACGAAACCATCGCCGTTCTCGACAACATCATCTTGAACTTCGCCAAAGGCCTGAACTTCCAACAAGGACCCAAATCATGACCAACCCCAACTTTAGCTCAATCCTCGATGAAGCCCCTACCGAAGTCGATCGCCCGAAGCCCCTTCCGGTTGGAACCTATACTTGCGTCGTTGGCGGTCAGCCAACTTATGACAAGTCCTCAAAAAAGGGCACGCCATTCGTTATGTTTACCCTCCGACCCATTGCCGCAGAAGCTGATGTAGACGAAGAAGAACTCGCCGAAATGGGTGGATTTGATAACAAAACCATTTGGGCTACGTTCTATCTAACCGAGGATGCAGCCTACCGTCTCGACGAGTTCCACGTGCATTGTGGTCTTGATCTTGCCGATGAATCCTCCCGTCGCCAACGAAACGATGAGGTCGTCAATGCTCAGGTTCGTGCCGTGGTAAAGCATCGGTCATCAGATGACGGCGCCCAGATCTATGCCGACCTGGCCAGAACCCTCCCGGCGGATTAAAACTCAGGGGAGGGTGCGATCCTCCCCTATAGGAGAGTGACATGCCTGATTCAGTTCAATTCTTCGTCTCTCGTATAGATCAAAATACTTATCGTGTTGTTGTTCAAAATGGAATAACAATTATTCGCACAGCTGATGTTAGTGTAGCAGATATTATGGATAAACTTGGTTATGAATTAGAACAACTACAAAGTTTAGGTGATTTTAATGCCTAAACCAATTTTTTTAGTTGGCGAAGCCCCAGGAGAAGCCGAGGAACGCCTCGGCTCTCATTTCGTTGGACCCTCAGGCGCCGAACTAATTCGTATGCTTGGCGAATCTGGGATCTTAACCTTAACTAAATTCGATCGCGACTACATCCACCGATACTATTCCCAATCTGACCCAACCTGTATCGACGCAATCTGGCAACTTCACCCAGAAATCTACCGAACCAATGTCTTTTCCATCCACCCTCCCCGAAATGACATCGAATTCTTCTGCGGACCAAAAGCCTCTGCAATTCCAGGCTACCCGCCGCTTTTGAAATCTAAATACGTTCGCCAAGAATTCGAACCCGAATTGGAGCGCCTTGCCAATGACATACTTACTCGCGATCCTAATTTGGTGGTTTGCCTTGGCAATACCCCTCTATGGGCTTTGGCTGGACAAACAGGTATTTCTAAAATCCGTGGCACCACTCTTATATCCACTCATACCGTTGCTGATTATAAGCTCTTACCTACTTACCATCCCGCAGCCGTAATTCGTGATTGGAGCTTGCGCCCAACCACAATCGCCGACTTTATGAAAGCCAAAAGGGAATCTGCCTATGCCGACATTCGACGCCCCTACAGAGAAATTTGGATCGAACCCTCAATCGCCGATATTCACACCTTCTTCGAACTCTGCCGAAGCTGCGACATACTTTCTGTCGATATTGAAACAAGCGGATCTCGTGTTACATGCATTGGTTTCGCGCCAAGCACTCGACTCGCAATTGTTATTCCATTCGATGACGGACGAACAAAAACTGGATGCTATTGGCCTACTCGGGAGGATGAACGTCGAGTCTGGAATCTTATCCGCTCGATTCTTGAGGATGGAACTATTCGAAAACTGTTCCAGAACGGAGCCTATGACATCGCCTTCCTCTGGCGAGCCTACGGGATTCGGACAATGGGCGCGGCCGAAGATACAATGCTGCTATCCCATGCCCTTCAACCAGAGAGTCTCAAAGGCCTCGGATATTTAGGTTCGATCTATTCCGATGAAAAATCCTGGAAACATATGAGGCGAAAAGATGAAACGATCAAACGTGATGCTTGAAGAAATCAAAGACAAAGTTCACTCCCGCCATATGGCGATGACTACGGTTCTCTTAATGCGGCCGGAATCCCTCGATATTGAAAAATATGGGCCGCATTTGTCTTACGTTTGTGGCCAACATCGAGTCTGGGGCTTTACGTTTAAGGAAGGCCAAGAGCGATTTATAAAGGACTATTCCGCAACGGAGATTGGGAAATGAGGATAATCAAAACTCATGAAGAGGATTTAGATGCGTTACCAGAATGGGACAAAGACCAAACTTACAACGGCCTAGACTGCCTCGTAACCCGAGACTGTCTCGATGCAATGCTACCTCAACTTGATGAACACACAGGAGCTACATATGAACTTTCCAAGTCCCTTCAAGCACCGACTTTGGAAATGCGTTGTAGAGGGATCTTGGTTGATCATGAGCAAAAGGCAAATTGCATCGACGAATACTTCGAAATCATCGACCGGCTTGAAGGACAGCTTAATCGCATTGTATTCGAAGGGGTCGGCCTCGCAAGCTTTAATTGGCGATCCCATGCCGACTTACGCAGACTCTTTTATGAAACTCTCGGAATACCTCCGATCCGCAAATCCGGTCGGCCAACAACCGATCGGGCCGCAAGAGAAAAGCTTGAAGTCTACCCTATCGCCCAACAAATCGTCAAACACATCAACACTCTTACAGAGCTTGGTGATAAAATATCCGTTCTTAAAACAGCAATTGATGACGATGGAAGAATTCGAACGTCTTATAATATTGCTGGAACGTCAACCGGCCGGTTTTCGTCTTCCCTATCAGAATTCGGAACTGGCGGTAATCTTCAGAACGTTGAAGAGTCTCTGCGAAGCATATTCATCTCTGACCCAGGTTTTAAATTCGCCAAATGCGA